ACCGGCTGTTCTTCACCGGCAGGATCCTTCATGGCAGTGTGGATGGCCAAACCCACTCGACTGTTGATAATTCGCTGTCCCAGCTCGCTGCGCTCGGGTATGCGATAAACTATGCCATCTTGTTTGTTGGGCTGAAATACCAAGCGACCATCTTCACGCCGGACTGGATCCGCCGAGCTGTACAACATGTCGCCCTTGAGGTATCCACGGAAGTCGCGAGGTGTGGCGGCTTCGAGATAAGGCCACAGCTCTCTATACATGGGCATGAGCTTTTCCACACGGTCGGCACGCCCACCTTTTTCGGCTGCACGGGCATCGCGCTGAGCCATGACATCGGCGATGGCTTGCACACTGCGAGCTGGACCTTCAGAGCCCATGCTGCCTTTGTCGGTGAGACGGAAGTTGCCCTGCTCGTCGCGACCAAATATCACGGCCGGAGATCCGTCCCACTTGATAGTGGCATGCTGTTCGCTGTTTTTGGCAGTGTCCTGTACTATGGCCAGGGCTTCTCTGGCACCGGCAGCACCTTTCTGGAACACGAGATCTTCGATGTATGGTATCCTAGGACTTTTTGCTTCCATGATCTTCTGATTTTCTACCAAAGCATACATGCCTTGATTCACGATACGATCACGCAAACGCGCCAAGAAATTTACTTCGGTTGATACGCCTTCATCAATAGGGGTGCCTTCTCGGGCCATGTGATCGCGAAAATCAGACAGTTTTTGATCACGCCGAGGGTCTGTGCGTAGGGCTGCAAGGATGCTTTCCACTGATCTGAGATCGCCCCCAGTGGCCTTGGGATTCAACAGCATATGAGCGATCTTGTCCGGATCGTCCGTGACAAATTCATTAGTGGCACGATCCATCAAACCAACGTTTTGATTCAATTTGTAACCCAGAGCTTTGCCCATACTGTTTATCAATATGTTTCGACTGGCGCCTTTGTAGTCGCTGTCAGGTGGCGACCCCGACAGCATAAACTTCGCCCATTCCATTTTGGGCACAAACATGAAATCGGTCTGCACGAACCCGCGATCAGCACGTCCGGCTATGGGCGTGAGGAAATGCACCGATATGCCGCTTTTGCGAACCCAATCGCTGGGATCCTGACCGTGCTTACTGACATAATCCGACAGCAGTCGTACCAGATCTTCTTTGGTGACATTGTTGCTGTCCACACCTAGATCTAGATCACCTGATGTGGGCTTCTGTCCGGTACTGCCCAGCATGTTGTCTTGCAAAGGCAAACCGGTCACAGCTTCTAGCCATCGTATAGTGGTCGGGATGTCAGCCAAATTGATGCGCTGAGTGCGCGGCTGGCCTTCAGCATTTTTGAATACATTACCGCCTTCAGTCAACATCGGTGCGTCTCATGGTGCGAATAAATTTTGATACATCACGCTGCTTGATGGCATTGAGAAACTTGCGGTTGAGATTGTCAGCCTGATCGCCGGAAAATTCACTATCGATCTGCTCGAGCAAGCGTATAGCTGATGCTATGATGTGCTGGGCTCTGCTCTCGATGATATGGCGTTTGTCGCGTTGGTGATTGCGCTCATCGTAGATCTGCGTTAATTCATCTAGTATGCTGCGTGTCTTTTTTTGCATGTGTTATTTATTGGTGAGCTCTTTTTCGGAATTGTAAATACTATATGATTATCAATACACATAATGATTGGGATCCGCTGGAAGAAATAGTGGTAGGACATGCTCATGGTGCGAGAATCAGCATGGAAAAAAGCATGCACAGTTTCAACTTTGCCGACAAACGCGCTCATGAAGTGGCACACATAGATGGTGCCTATCCTGACTGGTTGATCAACGAAGCCAACGAAGACATTGATCTGCTGGCCGACACTCTCAGCAAGATGGGTGTGCGAGTGCATCGACCTGCACGACAAGATTTCAACAGAGAATTCTCTACTCCGAACTGGAGCACTCGCGGTTACCATGCCTGGTGCCCCCGAGATCTAATTTTACCCTTGGGCGACATGCTGATCGAGACACCAGTGGCGGTGCGCAGCCGGTATTTCGAAACTGACGCTTACCGAGATATCTTGTTAGAGGCCTTTCGTGATAACGCTTTGTGGATAGCTGCGCCTAGACCGAGATTGCTCGATAGCATGTTTGATCTCGAGCGAGATGTGCGCGGACGCCCCACGCTCATGGATCATGAAATCGTGTTTGATGCTCCCAACGTGGTACGTATAGGTCGCGATCTCCTGTATCAGATTTCAAACTCCGGTAACATTAAAGGATTTCAGTGGTTGAAACGTCTGCTAGAACCCCGAGGTTATCGGCTGCACTACAGCGAACTCTACAGCTACGCACATTTTGACTCCACCATCATCCCGCTACGACCAGGATTGGTTTTGTTGAATTCGGCACGTGTGTCGCCGGCCAACTGTCCTGAAGTTTTTGCCAAATGGGACAAGATCTATTTCGAAGACTGTGTGCTCACCAACACCGGTGTAGATGGATGGGTGTCTCCATGTTCACCTTATATTGCCATGAACATCCTGAGCGTGGATCATGAAACAGTGATAGTAGAGGAGAATCAACATCCACTCATGCGCGAACTGGAACGCTATGGCATAAATTGTGTACCATTACGATTCAGACACGCACAATCTTTGGCTGGTGGCTTCCATTGTGTGACCTTGGATTTGCGGCGGCGGGGCTCTCTCGAAGACTATTGCTGATCAAAAAAGTGTTGCTCCTTTGTTGCCGTAGATTAAATATCAACCTAAGGCACATCAAAGGCAATCATTATGGCAACCGAACTAGAACAGATCGAAAGTCTCATGGCAGAATTCCGCAGGCCCTGTCCGGCAACACCGGAATATCAAGAGCGCTTGGTGGAAGAATTTGACATAATCATAAAACAGCGATTCACCGAATACTTTCTCAAGATCCGACGCATACTGGATCTCAACACCGACATACCACACATGACACGCGGATCAGCTGGTTCCAGCCTAGTGTGCTATCTCATGGGCATAACCGACGTAGACCCAATAGAATGGCGCATACCACTCGCACGTTTCTTGAATCCTTTCCGCGACGACTTGCCGGACGTGGACATAGATGTGCCGCATCACCAGCAGGAATTGGCCATGCAGAGGATATTTGATGCCTGGCCAGGCCGCACTGCCAGGATATCCAACTACGTGATGTACAAAGAACGTTCGGCACGCAGAGAAGCTGCCAAGCGACTGGGTGCGAAAGGACGTCTGCCACGCGATATCGACTATGAAAGGCTGGGCATAGATGTCAGAGAAGCTGAACGCATCGAGAAAAAGCTGATAGGCAAGAAACGCTGCCTCAGCAAACACTGCGGCGGTGTCATTGTTTTTGATCGTAAACTGCCGCAGAGCCTGTTCCGTGATGACAATCTCATACTGTTAGACAAGAACGAAGTAGAAGATCTCGAACACCTCAAGGTAGATATCTTGGCCAATCGTGGACTCAGCCAACTCATGGAAATTGACTCTACTCGCATGATCCACGAGTATCCCCGGACCGATGATGCCACGGCCGATCTACTAAGCCGCGGAGATGTGTTGGGAGTAACACAGGGCGAAAGCCCGGCCATGCGCAGGCTATTCCGTGCCATACAGCCCACATCAGTGGATGACTGTGTGTTTGCCACGGCCCTGGTGCGTCCGGTGGCCGTGGAAGGTCGAAAGAAGGCCAGCTTCTTCCATGACTGGACCAAGACTTCAGTGCAGGAATCGGCCATAGTGTGCGAGGATGATGCCATAGAAAAGATCATGCGCCTGATCGGTGTCAATGCCTACGAAGCCGACATGTATCGGCGTGCATTCGCCAAGCGTAACGAAGAAAAGGTCATGGAATTCATGGCCAGGCTGGGCGATCATCCCGACCGTGTGGCCATACGTGCCGAGATGCAGAGCCTGTCAGGTTTTGGTTTATGTCGAGCACATGCTGTGAACCTTGGCAGACTGATCTGGGCCCTGGCCTATCAAAAGGCACATAACCCACGTGAGTTCTGGCGGGCAGCTCTCCGGCACTGCCAAGGTTCATACGCACGCTGGGTCTACAGGAACGAAGCCAAGCGTGCGGGCTGGGATCTAAGAGATCTTGGATTTGACAACTGGATCATGGAAGATCCTGTAGAAAGTTTCCTCAAATGCGGCGCCTGGAACTCACCGGGCTTTTTGCCTGGCATGGGTGTTAAAAATCTCTATCTCGATCGATTTGAATTTGCAGGTATCGTGGCCAACAGTCGTGTATTCCGGCGAGACCAAAAAAAATATGTACATTTTATCACCTTGGGTGTAGGTGAAGGTGAATACGTAGATATCATTGTGGATGCCCCAGTCAGATATGAATCTGGCTCGGTGATTGTAGGCCACGGAGAAAGACAGAGTCGAGATGGAAGCCAATATCTACGATGTCATAAATCTCAGATCCAAAGTGTTCCAATATTGGATTACTACAACTAGTTATATGAAACCAATCAGCTATTTGTTAGAGTCTATCTGCAGCAATGGTAAGCGACTGTTGCTACCAATGATCCAAGCTATTGTTTGAACAAGATCTATGGGACACACTCCGTCCTTGCTTGTAGACCCAATATCATTTAAACCGCCAACGAGTATATGACTAGTCCTTATGCCCGTGATGCCAGCTTGATCGCTTAATTCCAAACTGTGTTGCCGCAAATTTAGTTTTGATTTGGCATATGCCGAAGGCTGTAAAGACCATTCCAGTGTGGTTCCTATGTTGATAATATAACCTTTTATGTCGTGTTCCATCCATGTACGGTGTGTTTGTTGTAGTAACAATGTTTGAACACCAGGAGAGATAAAACTGTTGTTGATAAACACATCATGTTTGACAGCAAGTTCTGTAAAACGAGACTGGAGATCTGATGTCCATGATAAGAAATCAAATCCTGTGCTCCTACTAACAAAGCTAGCATTGGGCCATAGAAGCTTGACCGCTGCGGCTACTCCGTTGCGATCGCTGTTTCCGGTGCAAAAAACTCTCAGAGATAAATGGTCCATTCCGGGCAGATTTTTTTAAATTCCGATGATCTCACCTTATCTATAGAATTGATAGCTTGCCAAAATTCTGTGTGTGGATCTTCCTTGACTGGCATGTCAACGATCAATGCTTGCAACATAGGAAAACGATCAAAACGCTGCATCAAGGCCTCTATGGCTCGGTTGCCAAGATGTTTTATTCCAAACACTCCCAAGGCTTTTTGAAACACCAAATGACAAGGATCACCATATCTATTCCCAGAAAAATTTTCTCGGTGCCATGTCACTAGTTCATCCAGATAGAATAGATTGAGATAGCTCCATGTGCAAGTGACATTGAAAAGATGATTGTGTGGCATGTTGATTTTGAACCACTCGATGTTGGCTCGCACATTCGACCATTTGGCTCCGGTTCTTTGATACTCAAATCTAGTTCCAATATCGTCTATGCTGAAATAAAGTTCTACCAATCTGCATTGGGCCCATAACTCCATTACATCATCATTGACTTGTTGGGTGCCATTGGTGTTGTAATATACTCTCACATCGGATAGACCCTTGACTTCTTTTATTTTTTGCAACAAGTTGACATGAGCCATGCTCATCAAAGGCTCGCCGCCGCCATGAAAGTGCAAACTCTTTATGTTGTTTAAAAAACTAGGATCTTTGATCTCGACGATCCTATCTTTTTTGTACAAGAACGGAGTTAGATCTCGATCAGGATAGAGCCTACGATAATCAGGGATCCAGGCGCTGCTGTTGCCAGGATTGCATATCACACATTTCAAATTGCACAAATTACCCACGCTGTAGTCGAGACTTTCAGGACCGGATGCACCAGGATCTATTTCAGTGCTGTGTAAAAAATTCTCATAGTGGTTGTGATCAGACATACGCCTACTTGTTCGTCCAACAGATTCTTCATCATAACAGATCTTACATCCGGATACCTTTTCACCTTTAGCAACAATATTGATGATGTGTCGACGATTTTCGCCGCGCCAACTTTGCTCCGGTGGTATGTCTTTGTCAAGATGTCCATTGTACACAGAACAGGGCATGTAACCCACAGAACCGTCACTGAAATTCCAAAAGGCCTGATTTTTAAAAATATCATAACAGAATCCGGGTTGGTCTTTCATTGCTGTTTGATTTTTCCTAACAGTTGTTTGAGTTTGGCACTCTGCACATCGGCTGTAATTTTGCCCGGTTCATCAGGCACAGTGGCACTGGGATCTTGCTCTGCCAATGTGCTCTTGGCCTTGATGGATTCATATATCGACGGCGCACGTTTCTTGAACTCTTGATAGTCTTGATCCTCAGCGAGGTCTCTAATACGCAGGCTTTCGATATCAAATTCCAGTTCCACCTTTTGCCCCACGCCCGAACTTGATCGTGTCTTCATGAGTTGCAACTGATAACGCCCACGTTCACGCATGGCGCGCGATGTAAAGATTCCAAACACATTGTCGGCTGTGTTGATCTTGGAGATACCGCCTGATATGTGGCTGTGGTCAAACTCTACTTCTTCCACAGCAGCGCGATTCAATTGGCTTGCTGTCACAAACAATATATTGAGTTCTTTGGCCAAGTTACGCAGCTCTTCAGAAACATACTTGTCTTTCACGAATAGGTCATTGGGTGATACCTTGGCCGACACCGGCATCAAGAGGTCAAGATAATCTACACACAAGAAATCAGCCTTCAAATTGTTCTGTATCTGCAGTTCTTTGATATAGGCTCTGATGTCGTTCACAGTTGACTGTGCCGGCATATATTTGATCTGAAGACGGCCCGACTTCTTGGCCATCATGCGTACCTTCATTTCCACGGTGTCAAGATCTTTAAAGATGTCTTTGGCCGCTGTATTGGTCATCATGCTGTCGATACGGTAACTGCACAATCCTTCTGACAGTTCCAGGGTGATATAGACACCATTCAATCCGGCCTGTGCCCAATTAACCGCGAGATTTTGCATGAACAAGCTCTTGCCAGATCCTGATCCTCCTGCGAATATCTGCAGTTCGCCGCGATTGAACCCACCATACAACAGTTTGTCTAAGGCAGGCCAACCCGTTGAATTTTGTCCATTGTTGGATTTTAGGGCCATGAGTCGGGCACGGGGATCAGCAAAGTAATCTGTGCCCATGTCACGCGTGAGTGATATCTGCACAGCATCCTTGATCAGTTTTTCTACCGGATCATAATTGCCTTTTTCCAAGAGATCAGCTGCCTTCAGAATGGCACGTTCTAATTCTTGTCTGCGAGTGAATCCTTCGAACTCGGTCAAGAACCAATCAAAGTGTCCCTCTGTGAGATCAGGCACCGGTTGCAACTTTATTCCTGTAGCCGCGGCAATCTGCGCACGGTCTGGCATAGTTTTGTGTTGATCGCAGTGTGTCTTAACAAACTCCGCAGCCGGTCTTAGCGCGCGATCAAAATTGTCGGAATTAAAGATGTTTTGTACACGAACATAGCTTTCGGCATCCTCCAGCATCATCTCCAGGAATAACCGTTGCACATCTGAGTTATACTCTTTTAACATAAATCCAACTCTTTAAAATTTCCAGTTTAAAAACTCTTGATTGGCTACTTCATCATCGGCAATATGTTCGGCGGAAATCTGATCATGTCCTAGATTCTTTAGCTGCAGAATACGTAAATCATAATTTGGAGGCTCAAAGTTTTTTTTGGTCACGTAGTCGTACAGACATTGATCAAAGTCAAGATAATAGGCATTTAGTGGAGTCACTGGTAAAGCCGACAATTTTTCATACAATGCTACCTCTTGGTGCGATGATGGATTTTTGTTGGCTTCGGGATTGGAAAAAAAATCCTGTTTGACATGTTCGGCTATGGGAGGGTCATAGGTTTCAATCAAATCAACAGTTTCTTTTTTGTGATCCAGATCTGTATCTATTGGAATCCATTTGACTTTCAACGCATTGTGTCCAAAAAACCGTTGTATGGTACAAGTGTGTACATCAAATCGATCTGCAGTCACCAGCAATCTCTGCAGATCGGGTTGCTGCATCACTAGGTCAATGAGATCAAACGCGGCAACAACTTCAACAATGCCTTTGCGATGCTTTACTAAAGGATTTTTGATATGGGCAAACACAAGGTCATTGTCCCAAATGATGTCTGTTGACTTACAAGGATACCAGTTGAGTTGGGTCAAGAGCGCGATATAGGTGCAGGTAGCACATTTCCGATGTGCAAAATAAACCAAATGAGAAGTAGGACTACGATAACATTCCCATACAAATTTGTTTTCATCTAAATGATTGAATTTCATGACTTTTTTTCAAGATTTGTTTTTTTCTCAACTCTATTTTTATGCGGCTAGTTTCTCTAGCATGCATGATAGTTATCACCGTGGCTAAACGTCCTATACTTCTCACAGCATCGTTAACATCTTTGCAACCTGGGGGCCACTCCGGCATGCTCACGGCCCACCCCAGTTCCAGGGCACGATCAACCAAACGCATGCCGGCGGTGTCTTGATCAGGCACCACGGTTATTTCTCGGTCCAATGATCGTATCAGTTTGGCCTGGCTATCTGATATATCAGCATGTAACACCGCTAGACCCGATATCGACAGCGCATCAAATACTCCTTCCATCACAAACACATGTTTCCAACCAGCTTGCTGCAGATCTGTGCCAAACACATAGCCTGGTTGTATGTCATGTATGTACTTGGGTGCTCGGTCATCCATGAATCTTATGGTATGACCCACCATGCGATTGTCATAGGTAAAAGGTATGACAACTGCCATGCGGCCCAGGATCCCAGGTATCCCGCGCCGATCATAACTCACGGCCAACATTGCTGGATAGTCTTCGGGCACATGTCGATCGCGCAAATACTGCCATTGCTCGGTATTGTCTACAGTGACAAGATCGATATAGGGGCAGTCACGATCTTCAAAATGTATGCCTTGCAGAGTGTTCGAGGTCCTTTGCCTATCATCTAAGATGCCTTGTATGTTGCGATGTCGCAGGCTTTCGAGATTGATGCGTTCAATCTCTTCAGTGGGCACTGCCAACCACTCCAAGAGCCTGCGAGCACGAAAACTGAGATGACGTCCCAAGATGAAACTGGCGGTATAACCACAGTTAAAGCAGTGATAGCTCCAGCCAGAATCCACTATCTTGATACCACCACGCTGCCTCCGATCTTGCCGTTTTTCGCCCGTATGTACACAGCATGGTGCGTTAAACGAGATCCATCCAGATGCGGTCTGTTTGCGACGGTGTGGCAAATGTGCAGTGATGTCAAACATCACTGCATTATAACACGATCAATTTGAGGTATCAATAGGTCACGGATAATTTCGTGTCCGCGTTCATTCGGATGCCCGTTGGGAGCAAAGCTGAGTTTGGGATGACATCTTTCACGTATGAGTTCACCTAGACTGCGATCTGGCCACAACAGAGTTGCATCTTCAAAATGCAGGGGCGCTGGAGACTGGCAGAACTGTAAAACAGGAGAGTCTTGGCCGCGAAAAAACAACACCGATTCTATGAATCGCAACCGATGCAATGCATCACAGTCAGTAAGCACGGTTTCCTGCTGCACAAAATCTTCAAAGGCATGTCCGCGGAGGCTACCTCCCCATACCCAAGCCGAATGAATATAGCGATTCCACTCAGGATCATCACCGTAGCTGATGTGTTTGGGATTGTAGTGGCTGAATCGAGCGCTGTCAGTGTGTGCCACCAAGATCAAAACCCTATCAAGTGGCACAGTTTCGTGCTGGCGCCACCAGATATAATTCCAACGCGCGCTCTGTTGGCTGCCGCCCGGTGACCCAAAATTCACCGCTGGCACACCATAGTGTGCACCTAGTAGCCCTAGGAAACATCGAGACTCTCTATAACTGGTGTTTTCGGACATAACTGGATGTGCCTGCGGATGATGTATCAAGGCAGGATCCAGCAGTTCATCGCCCCACATCCATGAGTCACCAAAGCCCACTATTTTTTTGATCAATTCCATGTTGTGTAATGTCTACACCGTATGTAGCTTTGCAAACATTGAATCATTAAAATAAAATCAGACGCTGGTTAAGTTCCGTACCTGATGACCACT